TTACTTCAAAAAAGCCAAGAGGCCTGAGAGTTTTCCCGGATCCATTTCGTGGATGGCTGTCACAACTTTGCAAAATTCATCATCAGTACGCATTCTCAAAACGATACTCGCCAGAGTGTCGTTTTCTTTTTGCATTTTCCGGTGATCCTCTGTCTTATTTTCGATCAGATCTGATTTTAGGCAGCCAAAGTAATTTGCCAGTATCTCGATTTTGTCTATCCGTGGAAATTTCTTTCCTTTAATCCAATCATTCATAGTAGGAGCGGAAACACCGACGATCTCTGCCAATTCTTTCTGTGTTTTCCCCATCCGATCCATATACATTCTCAAATTCTTTGCAAATACCTCTCTTGAAAATTCTGTCACACTAACACCTCCCTTCACATCTATATCTCTATTTTTATTCTACACCTAATTAGCTTAAAAGTAAAATAAAATCTACAAATAATTAGCTAAAAACTATTGACAACCATCAGGCAAAGTAGTAGTATAACATCGTGGTGATTAGCTTAAAGCTAATTGGTTAAAAGAAAGGAGGTTTGAATATGAAAAAGATCTCGCTTCCGGCAGCTAGAGTCAATGCTGGTTTCACTCAGGATCAGGTTGCGGCTCATTTGAATATTGCCGTTTCTACCTATCGCAACTGGGAAAGTGGTAAAACTTATCCGAAACTTCCCCAGGTCGATCAGCTTTGCGAGCTATTTGGAATGCCGTATGATGCCATTGACTTCCTGGGAACAAAAAATTTTGCCGTATGATTAGCTTTAAGCTAACTCTAGGAGGAAGTTATGAACGAGTATCGAATCGGAAATGCCATCGTAAAAGTTTCCCGGCCGGAGCTGACCGAAGCGGAACGGCGGAAGCGCGAAGGCCAGGTGCTGATCGGCCTGCAGCAGTTCGGCAAGGCCATGGAAGACGCCAGACGGGCGATGACCTGAAAGGAAAAAGACCATGAATCAGAATGAAACGGTAAAGGCGCTGCTGGAGCGGCGGAGATTGCGGAAGAAACAGCGGATCATCCGCACGGCAAGTACCACCTTGTGTTTGTTGGGAATGGCTGTCTGCCTGGTTTGCCTGATCATCCTGGATCGGGAAGATGCCCGCGCCCTGGAAGAAAATCATACATACATAGAAGAAGCCCAGTCGGCCCCCATGCGGTCAACTGCGGTAGAAGTGAAAGAGATCCCGGTCCAGCCGGAGGAGATCCCCGAAGAGATCCAGGAAGAGGAACCGGCTGCGGTGCCTGAAGAGTACCCGGAGGATTACGAGAACGAGAAGATCGAGGCTGCGCTGCTGGACAAGGCCCACCGCATGGATGATGTGATGATCACTCACTACTGCTCCGAGCTGTATCCCCACATCTGCGGCACCGGCAATGGCATCACAGCCTCCGGCCGTGAGATTGAGCCCTATGTGAGTGTGGCTGTTGACCGGTCTGTGATCCCCCTGGGCAGCGAGGTAATGATCGACTACGGCGATGGTGAGATCCATTACTACCGGGCCGACGATGTTGGTGCCTGGGTGAACGGTGCCCACATTGATGTGGCTGTGACCACCCATGACGAGGCCCTGCAGTTGGGCATCAAAACGGCGACCGTATGGTGGATCCCGCCTGAAAAAGGTGGTGAGTAACGTGATGGACAACTACGACATGTGGGCGCAGCAGGAGCGCAGGACCCAGCGGAGGCTGGCTGAGCGACCTGTCTGCAGCAACTGCGAAGAGCACATCCAGGATCAGAAAGCCTACTACATCAACGGCGAATGGATCTGCAAGGAGTGCATGGAGCGAGATTTTGAGAAGGATGTGGATGATTACTGTGAGTGAAAAGAAGCAACTGAAACTGGGAAGCCTTTTTGATGGCTCTGGTGGCTTTCCCCTTGCCGGATCTCTCTGTGGGATCAAGCCCTGCTGGGCTGCTGAAGTGGAGCCCTACCCTATCGCCGTGACCCGAAGCCGCTTCCCCGATATGAAGCATCTGGGCAGCGTTACCGATGTCCGCGGTGGTGAGATCGAACCGGTGGACATCATCACCTTCGGCTCCCCCTGCCAGGATCTGAGCGTGGCAGGCAAGCGATCCGGTCTGAAACATGAGGCCAATGGAGATGAGGAGACCACCAGAAGCGGCCTGTTTATGGAGGCTGTGAGAATCATCAAAGAAATGAGGGAAGCAACCAATGGATTATATCCAAGAATCGCTCTTTGGGAAAATGTCCCCGGAGCCTTTAGTTCAAACAAAGGTGAGGACTTCCGAATCGTCCTCGAAGAGCTCATCAAAGTCGTCGAACCGAGAGCCGTTATGCCTGCGGTTCCACGCAACGGATGGCCCTACGCCGACAGTTATTGCGGTGACGGATGGAGCCTTGCGTACAGAACTTTCGATGCTCAATACTGGGGAGTCCCCCAGCGTCGCCGTCGAATCTACCTTGTCGCAGATTTTAGAGGCGGATGCGCCGGAAAAATATCGTTTGAGCGCCAAGGCCTGCGAGGGCATTCTGCGCAGAGCAGAACGGCGGGGGAAAGCACTGCCGGAGATGCTGAGGATGGCCCTGGAGCAGATGATTGAGATGGATACCGCTCAGGCAGATGAATCCATGGAGGATGAAGAAGCATGAGCAGCAATGTAAAACCTATCACCTTTGAGCCTGGTATCGCCAGCAGAGAAGGTGGTCATGTCTACGAAGGGGTTGCAGGAACTCTAAGGGCCAATGCCGGTGATAATCAACTGGCTGTGGCACAACCGATCGCTGTAGCAACTCAGCAAGGCGGAGCGGAGATCCGAGAAGATGGCATCTGCCCCACCATCACAGCGGCGGCCGGCATGAGTGGAAACAATCAGCCCTGGATCTGCAAGCCTATGGCATTCACCCAAAATCAGCGGGATGAGATCCGTGATCTGGGTGACAAATCTGGGTGCCTTCAAGCGGAACCCGGAATGAAACAGCAGACATTCATCATCGACAGCATCGGTGGTCAGGCTGAAAGAGGTTGGGAGGGTGATGTTGCTCCTTGCTTAAAAGCAAGCCACTACAAGTTCCCTCCGTGTGTAACAGTGGCTGCCGGTTTCAAGCCTAACCAGGGATCAAAAGCCATGGGGATCGGATGGGAGGAAGAGGTCTCACCGACTCTGCTGGCAGGACAGGAACCTGCTGTGTGCATCAAAGAGGTTCTGCCTTTTGATACTACTCAGGTGACAAGCCCCCAAAACGGCAACAACCCCAAATGGGGCGACCCATGCCACCCTCTGGCGGCACAGGGGCATCCTCCCACAGTAATCTGCAAGACCTGGGATGCCAGAGGCAACGGTGATGGTGAAACCGTCAGTACGATCACCGGAGATCATGAGAACCGGATCACCGACTACACCAGCGTGGTGGTGGAGGAAGCCTGCTATGTCGATACGACCCATGCCGATGATGTGGTCCGCATTGATGACAAGGCTGCGCCACTACAGGCAAGAGATAACAAAGGTGGGAAACTGATCTGCCAGCCGGTCTACTGCCTCCAAGGCAACGGCATCGACCGAGCCGATACAGCTGGCTGTAACGGCAAGGGTTGGAAAGAGGATGTCGGCTATACGCTGAATACCATCGACAGACCGGCAGTGGTATATCTGGCCAGCAAAAGAGAGATCGCAGGGACATTGATGGCAAGTATGGCAACAAAACAGTGCCTTGGAGACCAAGAGGCTTTCAGTGGTGATTATCACGTTATCGAGGAGTATCCTTCCTACGACATTGATTGCCGCAACATGAATGAGTACAAGGAACTGTACCCAACTTTACAGGCAAAGCCCAACGGAGGTCAGAGCCTAAATTTCTCTGGAGCAGTTCGCACCAATTCCAACAGAGAGGATGAGACCATGATCCGCTATATTGTCCGCCGCCTGACACCGACCGAGTGTGCAAGGCTGCAGGGTTTTCCCGATAACTGGGGCCATCCTGATCAAAAATCTGACTTTTCCGATGAGGAATATCAGTTTTGGCTGGATGTCCGAAACACCCACGCCGCCATCAACGGCAAGGCGACCAAGGAGTACACCAAGGAGCAGATGCTGACCTGGTACAACAAACTGCATACCGACAGTTCTGAGTACAAGATGTGGGGCAATGGTATTGCACTGCCCACGGCGCTATATGTGATGCAGGGAATCGCAGAACTGATCGGAGAGGAGGAAATGGTGTGATGAGCAGCAATGTTGATGGAAGAGCGATGCTTTTGCTGAGGTCAGCCAGGTCCTGCCTCACCCGGCAGCAGTTCAACACACTGAAGGGGCAGGTGCTGGCTGGCCATGGTGAAGCGGCTATGAGAGGTCTGGATAAGATCCTGAGCCGCCAGCAGAAAGGATGCGAGGCCTGATGGCTGAACGAAGAATGTTTACCCAGAAGATCGTGGACAGCGACGCCTTCCTGGATATGCCGCTGTCTGCCCAGGCTCTGTATTTCCATTTGAACATGCGGGCCGATGATGATGGTTTTGTGAACAACCCGAAGAGGATCCAGCGGACGGTGTGTGCCTCAGAGGATGATCTGAAGTTGCTGATCCTAAAGCGCTTCCTGATCTGCTTTGAGAACGGCGTGATCGTCATTAAGCACTGGCGGATGCACAATTCCCTTCGGAAGGACCGGTACAGCCCGACCCAGTATCAGGATGAATTTGCAAGGCTGGGGATCAAGGACAATGGGGCATACACCGAGCGGGAAATGCTGCCGGAGTCCCTGCCGGCGCCGGAAGACGACCCTCCGGCAACCGATTGGCAACCAGACGGCAACCAAGCGGCAACGCAGGATAGGGTAGGTAAGGGTAGTGTAGGTAAGGATAGTGTAGGAGAGGGAAGGAACGTCAACTATCAGCAGATCGTTGACATGTACCACGACACTTGCGTGTCGTTCCCCCGGCTCCGCTCCCTCTCCGAAGCAAGGAAAAAGGCTATCAGGGCCAGGATGAAGACCTACACCATAGAGGACTTCCAGCTGCTCTTTGAAAAGGCAGAGGCCAGCAGCTTCCTAAAGGGCAAAAACCCCCGGAACTGGCGAGCCGATTTTGACTGGCTTATCACCGACAAATACATGGCCAAGACCCTGGACGGCAGCTATGATGACAGACCCGGCAGTTACGGGCCCCGCAACGATGGCTTTGAGTCCTCCAACCCCTTCCTGGAAATGTTGCATGAGGAGCGTGGTTACTGATGAACAGAGAAGAGACCCTGGCCATCATGTCTGTGCTAAAGGCGGCGTATCCCAACTACTACCGGGATATGAAGAAAGCCGATGCGGAGAGCGTGGTGGGCCTCTGGCAGACCATGTTTGCCGATGAGCCGGCGGAGATCGTGGCAGCCGCCGTGAAAGCACACATTGCCACGGATGTCAAGGGCTTCCCGCCCCACATCGGCGCCATCAAGGATGCCATCGTTAAGCTGACGCAGCCGAAGCAGCTGACGGAGATGGAGGCTTGGGGCCTGGTCAAGGAGGCAACCCGCAACAGCCTGTACGGGGCGCGAGAGGAGTTCGACAAGCTGCCG